CGACTTCTATTCCAGCACAGAACTTTCCAAAGGCAAATGGGAAACAGCATACGGCCTATCTAAAATCGATGATTATGAAGCAATAATCCAGAAATTAACAGACTGGTTAAACGGCCTTCAGACAATCGATCAAGCAAACCGAGCTATTCCGTTGCCATATGAAGTCATGACCAATACTGTACCGACTCGCAGTGAAACGATAATGCGTAAAGGCTATATCAAAACAGTAAATGAAAAAACGTTATCTGAATATACTTTCTGGAATTATTTCGTTAAGGATATTCTTGACAGCTTCTATAGCGAAAAGGCTACTAATATAGTCAGATCTGAGTATATTACTGACGATACTGAATTCGACGCGGATATCTGGGTAAAAGCCAATAATTTAATCATGGATATTTATCGAAAGGTAAAATCCGGTATCTGTGACTCGATTCTTGACAACAATAACAATATTGTCAATTTCAGTACGGCTATGGAATGTGCCGCGTTATTCAATAAAATAACGGTCAAGCACTATAACAGATAATGACGCTTATATAAAAATTAAAAACCAGTCTTATTGACTGGTTTTTATTTTTATTGGTTCAATAATGCCTTTAATCGTCTTAGTTCGTCCATCGTCAGTGATTCTGTATCACCTTGCTGATTCTTTAGTATCAATCTATCTGATTGTATATCTACCGAGTTAATTATATTTGTTGAAACCTGATTATAAGCATATAAACGATCAACAATGCCCCATACTTCTGAATGCTGTGTAATAGAGTCAATCGATGTCATAATACCATAAGCAAGTTCGTCATAATCTTCAGATGAGCCTCTATTCGGATCGTCGATGAAGTACGCGTCATGGACTCTTACGATATCAGTTGTCAGATGGCCGACAAGATTACCGGATGCTGTCTTATAGTCATACTGTTCATAGAATTGATGGATATCGCTATCCTCATTTTGCGCAATATATTTAGAATATTCAGACGGTTTAATTAAGCCGAATTCTAATGCGTTGCGTCTAAGTACGTCGCTAGCGCCGCCACCAATTGTAAAGACAGAACTTACAGGCGGTGCAGAATCGATATTCTCGCCGCACCATTTACCACGCGTATCATGAGCATAAGAATCTTCGACTGTATCATTATAAATGACACCATATGTATAATGTGGCGCATTATATTGACCCATTATCACTTCATTGTTTTTACCCATACCTTTTAGGCCGATACCGCCTACCAAAGTTTTATTTATCGTGGCTCTGGTTAAAGACTCGAGCTCCGGTGATAGATTGTCATATTTTACGCAGCTGTCTGTACAATTGATTATAGTATTATTTGATGCGCTTAAAGCACTGCAATTATTAACTTTTGCCATAAAGTTATGGCTTGCACCTTTAATCGTAGCAGATAAGCCTTTAATTGTGACATTAGACGACGCATATCGTAAATCATTAGTATTACCGTTAAAATATACGCCTATATAACGGCTATAATCTGTACAGATATCGACATTATATATAGAATTGCCTAAATACTTTAATTTATTTGCGCCAATTAAAATATTATCACTCGAATCGTCTATATAGTTTTCTCTTGAGTTTATAGCAAAAGTACCATTGCTATCAAGAGAATAGTTTTTGTCGGAATTCATAAAAACACTTCTATAATATGGAGCTAAAGATGTATTTTCCCATTTATAGATATTCTCATTGGCGCCAATGTAAACATTTCCACCCACACGACCATCACGCTTAGATATATCAATGTTATTATCCGAGTCAATGAACATTGCATGTGAAGCATCATATGCTGAGTTGTCAGAGCCAAACAAATTAGTAGCAATATTTTCGCCAAGTGTTTCAATACTGAATTCTACTTCACTCTTGCAATCAAGTGCTAATGGAGATTGCATATTATATGCGGTAGTTCTATTATCCGGTGCTGGAACATTAATTGCATTGTCAGCCTCACCAGTCAATGACATTATTACATGAGTAGCATCTACAGTATCTGGTGAATATTGTTTATCATAAGTATATGTTGAAATAACCTGCTGCGGTTTATATGCAGTATCATCATTCTTTATGTGTCTATTTACTATGTGTAACATGCCCGGTGCATTTAAAGATTCGTCCATTTGGTCAACACTATATGCATTCGCTATCAATACTGATTTCGTAGTAGCAAAATTACCGTCTTCATTTAAACCCATGTCATGGATTGTTTCTTCATCCATTGCCAAGTTTATACCGGCGCTAGTCTTAATACCGTCATTTGTCAATCTAAATGTATTATTTATCAAAGCCAAATCTTCTGCGCTAATACCAGCATTTTCATTGACAATCGGATTTTCAGTAACAGTTATACGCCATTCAAACTTATATGCCGTATACTTATTTCGTTCACCGCCATTATCGGATTCGAATTCAGCCAACGGCGGATCACTTACATCAGTCGACAATGCGCCAACAACTGTCGGTAACTGAGTCTCGTCAATATTGTACTTTGCATCGTAATCAGTAACATACTGTTTGCCCATCAAAATAATGGTATGGAACGCAATAGAATCGTTGCATGTAAACTTAGTTCTGTCGAATGCGAATGAATAAAGGCCGTATACGTTATTATCTTTATCCTTTACGCCAAGATCCGGCTGGTAAACAGTCTCGAATAAATATGTCTGCTGGCTATCAAGAACATGTTCTAACGCGTCAGCATAATTCGGGTCATTGGTCATTATGCCCGTGCCGCCGTTTGTCGTATATGATATACCTTTAAAGCCTAATGTACCATAAGCACCAGCCTTTAAAGCTTCCCATGTCATTCCCTTGATTTCGGATTCGTCATAATGTTCTGTTAAAAGAATAGCTCCCATGACGGCAAAATGTATACCGCCGTTCTGCGCAACGAGCATTCTTCTGCCTTCATCTGTAAATACAAATTTTCCAATCTCGGCCATATATTAGTCCTTAAATTCTTTTATATATTTATAAATAGAATGTTATGATTTTTAATTGTAAAATATGCGGATTCAGCACTGATGACCCTAATGCATTTGCACAGCATATAAAGAAAGACCATCAGTTATCCATGAAAGGCTACTATGACCAATATCTTCGTAAAGAAGGCGAAGGCATCTGTCCAGTATGTGGAAAACCGACACAATATCTGACCTTGACTAAAGGTTATAGGGAATATTGCAGCATAAAATGTGCAAATTCAGTCAGGCAGTCTTTAAAAACAGAAAAATATGCAGAACTTGAATGCAAGATATGTGGCAAAAAATTCGAAGGAACTGCACAGCAAGTAGGCGTCCAGTTTGCCAAACATCTAAAAGAACACAACATTTACGAGCCAAAGATATATTACGATAAATATATCAGACAAGAAGGCGAAGGCGTCTGTCCGATTTGCGGAAAAGAAACGACATTCTATAGCATCCTTAGAGGTTATGACACATATTGTTGCTCGAAATGCGCCGGCGCAGCATTAAAGAACAATAGCGAATCACAACAGAGCAAATTGCACAAGCTAGTGGAATTCAAAGAGACATTAAAAAACATCGGCTCGTCAATAATCGCAAAGTATAAAAATTTTATCGCTAACGACAGAAAGCCAAAATGGTCAGACATAAGAACGAATCCGATAACGCATAATACTATTTCTACAGAAGCGGCATATCTCGACGAGAATAACAAGCCGTATATGGTAAAGACTGAAATTTCATGCAGTACCGAAAGAACGAACAATATCGGAAACCAGGTAAGATATGTGCCAAAACTTGAATCGTGCAACCAGGAATATAAGTTTGATGAAATAATCGACGACAATTCCAGGCTCGATGAAAATGAATGGTGTAATTAAAGTATAAATATATAGAATATGGAAAAACTCTGGGAAAGATTCTTTTATTCTTTAGAAGATACGAATAGCATATCTGGCTTAAGACGTTTGGTAAATAATGCCGAAACGATGTCCGCATATTTTGAAGCGAATAACATATTGGCAGAAGCGAATAAGACTTTACCAATGCTTATAAGAAAAAATAAAAAAATTAACTTAAGCTGTCATAACAGGGATATTGACAACATCCTCGTTTTTATATTTTTAAAATCCATTACGACGATACCGACGAAAACCAAAGCTTACAAGCTTGGCCTTATTAATAAAGCAGGCGAATTAATCAAGGAACCGGCAACCCAAGAAGAACATGACGCTATTTCAAACCTTGACCTTCTGATGTTCAAACTACGAGAATGGCTTAGACCGAAAATGTATTGCCTTGCTTCTATTAACTGGATTAGAGGCTTATACAAAGATAAAAGAATACAGAACTACTTAATGAATACAGACTTTATTTCTAGGCAATATGTCGTAAGACGTCTCAACAATGAACTAAACGATATTTTAAGGAAACATTAATATGCACCCATTCTTTCCGCCTCGTCCACCTTGTCCCGAATGCGAACGATTACGTAAGTCGGAATATGAAAAATACGGTTTCAATATAGTAATAGGCGGAAAATACTGGACAAAAATACCAGAAGTCAGAAAGTGCTGTCCTATAAAAGTAACTGTCGTCGAAAGTACCGCCGAGTCAATAACAGTAGACTTTAATGGCGTTAAATTCACAAAGAGCAGAACTGACTTCCTCAAATCTAGCTGGCGCGATTATGACTCTTTTTAAAATAAGTCAAGACTACGCTTTAAAATTATATGAAGAGTGTCTACAAAAATATTTCAACGAATTAAAACCAATTCCTTTAAAAGTCGAGCCAATTAATGAACTCGGCTTATTTAAATTCGACATAGACAACTTTTCTTTAGTAAATCCGCAAATAATAATATCGAATAAAAAATATAGGACCGATGAAGGCTACAAGAATACCATACTCCATGAATTAATTCATTATTCCGTATATTCAAAACTTTCAGATGATGAAATCTATAAAGCAATAAGCTCAAACAACCAAGAGATATTTGACGAATTACTCGAAATGGGTAAGCATGCGCACGGCAAAAAATGGAATTCTGAAAAAGATACTATAAATAATATATACAATTTGAATATACGGTAAAAAAATGGTAGATTTTTTAGAAAATGAAGATGATTTCACATTAGATGAAGATTTTAGTATGGGTGTCGGTGGCCCTTGCGGCCTTGATCAAGGCATCCCACATGGCGGCGACTGTAAAGGTTGTTGTCCGCAACGCATGGGAATGTTATACCAGCGTTCACCATTTTCAACTAATCCGTTCTATAGAGGTGTAGCTGCCGCGCATCATCCTGGATATTGGCTCGGTCAAATTCCGAAAAAACGTCGTAAGAAAAAACGTCGTAAGCTCAAGGAAGATGCAGAGTCTGTACAAAAGCATCAAGAACTGCTAGAATTTATAAAGAAAGCATGTTTTAGATATTATTTCAATCTATGCGGTAAAGAAGATTGCGCTAATGAACATGCAACGCCGGAAGAATTAATGGATCATTTCAATAAAGGCTTTAAAGAAGACATAACCCCGCCGATTAGATCCTATGAAATCGGAAAATTTGCAAGAAGAATATGCGGTCATGCCTTTGATAAAGAAGACGCTGAAGAATTAATAATGCACTATAAACATGAGCTTAAGCTTCACGCAAAATTACTGGCGTAATAAAATCAATAGAGTGTATATATGGATGTGAAAACTCAACAGCTTAATATTATGATGGACGCAATACGCCAAATAGTACGCGTAAAAACATGTCCTCCATGGGTAGTCGGTAAATTAACCGATGCGGTCAAGCGTGCAAAAACATTAAACGATGAAGCTGAAACCGGTATATCAGATTTCAGCGAATATGAAGTTGATTATGTATGCAGACCGTTTAATCCGGATGAAAAGGCAATAAGCACAGTCGAAGGTGATAAATGCCTATATCAAATTATTAATGCGTGCGATCCAATAAACGGCATAAATTTATATAACATAAAAATTATAAAGGGCGATAAAAATAATCCAACCGGATATATCGTTTATAACGTCCCCGAAACAAAACTACAACATATTAAGGAATAACTTATGGCAATACATGTTAATAGGCCATCAAATCTAAGGAGAGTTATCGTGAAGAGAGACTTTGAAGCGCTTTATGCGGCAAGAAAAACCGAAGAAAATTATACACAGCAGGATATTCAGCATTTAAAATTGGTAAACCCGAATGCTGTTCTTCCTAACAGTTATACGTCGATTCCTAGAATACCTAGTCCGGCAAGAACCGATACGCGTTCTACTGCTTCAGCCCAGCCAGTACTGAATGACAAATTCGAAGAAGAATATCAGGCATTTATTGAACAAATGAAAGCTAAAAGGGATGGAGACGCAAAGATTAAAGAGCAGCTTGAAGCTGCACAGCAAGCAGAAACTGAAATTACAGAAACAGTAAAGGAAACAACAAATGAAATCGTCGAAGAATCTACTCCTGTTGAAACCGTCAAAACACTCGAGGTTACTGAGCCAGTTAAAAAGACTCGAAAACCGAAGAAAAAGGTGGTTGAACAAACTGACGAAATAATTGAAACTATCGAATAATAAAAAAGAGCCAATCACTTGGCTCTTTTAATTTTATATCAAATTAAATTAATTGACATCTAATGCAGTGAGCATATCTCTCGTATTATCAAGATCGCCCTTCATTGTAGCAATATCCTGTTTGATTTCATCGCGTTTCTTGATGAGTGGTTCCTTCATCTTTCTGTTAAGATAAGCTCTGGCCTTTACATCAATCTTAGCGCCAATCTTCTTGATTAAGAATATTGCATTCTTAATATTCTTAAATTCAAGGTCTTCAGGATTCAATAACTTTCCATTGAAAATCAACTCAATATCAGTCTTAACCTTTTCGATTTCAACCAATTGCTCTTCTTTCAATGTCTGTGTTACCGCGACTACCGCCTGCATAATCTTTTCTACATCATAGACAACTTTAGCCGCTGGCGTGCTGTTTGTCGTAACGTCATTCGGATCAACCTTGCCTTGCAAGAATTCCGGGTCATCTTCATGAGAGCCGTCATTTACAGGAGATTCGTCTTCCTTGTCATCTTCAGCATTCTGGCCATCGCCAGTTTCGCCACCTGCACCACCAGTGCCACCACCAGCTCCGCCTGCTCCACCACCAGCTCCGCCAGCACCGCCGACGTCTCCACCAAACGGATCTGCGCCGCCTGCAGCATCTGCAGCAAATGGATCTGCGCCACCGGTATCACCACCAGCGTCTCCACCGGTATCGCCACTAGTATCACCTGCATCACCACCAAACGGATCTGCTTCGGTCAAAATTGGCGTTCCTTCAAAATCTGCTTCATCAGTTAAAAACTTACTAAACGATTCACCCAAATCAATCTTAATCGGGCCAATCGCTTTCTGAAGCATGTCTTCTAATTTTCCCATATTTACTTCCTAGCCTCTAAAAATCTCGTTTATTCTTTCAACTATTATCTCTTTATTTATACTTCTTATATTAGAGCATGTCAAATAATTAAAGAATACCCTCGCAGCTTTAGAATTTTTCTTAGTTAAAAGTTCATAAAGACCGTACTTGTCTTTGTTTATGACCATATTGGCCATTAACTCCATGAGGTCTGTCATTCGTTCTGCCGTATGTTCGCAGTCTTTAGATTCACCTTGATATGTCTTAAAAAACTTATCAAGATATTTCTTCATAAATTCATTACGATGGTCTAATTTATAATATATAGAAAATAACAATTTAAGCTCCGCCTTACGATAAATCAAAATTCGGCAATTCAACTGGTGCCGTAACGACTTTTGCCTGTTTCATTATATCGAACTGTTCTTTGGGATTAAATATATACGTATTATTCTGCGTAATCTGGCCTGGAACTTGCTGCCCCTTATCTGCAGTGATTCTTTTCGTCGCAAGTTTTTCTTTCAATTCAAGAGATTTTTCCTTGAAATTTTCACCAGTTTCGACAACCTGATAATCAGTAATTATCTTTTCGAGTTCTGTTAATTGCGCAACATTATCGCGAACAGACTTCGATAATGCTGTATACATCATATAGAAATTCGGTGCCGCTGCGCCGCCTAAAATTAAATCCTTTAATGAATCCATAACTTCACGGTCAGATTCAATCAATTCCTGAAGTTCAGTCATCAAATATTCTTTATCGGCAAGCGTATATTTCTGTTCTACGATTCCATCTCGAATTTCATTGATTTTAACATTAGCTGCACTGATGGTTGACTTTACATCTTCCTCTACAGCCTCAATATTAAATTCTTTTTCTAAACCTTCAAATCCACTCATATGTTAAAATATAGTAAAATTATTTACCTACGGTTGACTAAACATTTAATTCTGTAAATTTATTTACACATATTCAAAATCTGTCGTTCGGTCAAGACTTTGAATGTATATCCGTTTTCAGCACACCATTTTCTTGCGGCCTTCCATTTCGAGTTGTTAGTCCTTATGACATTACACTTTTCCTGCCACCGCATTAAAGCTTTCTGAGAACGGGTTTTAGGCGGGTTCGGATATATCAGTTCATTATTTTCGTCAAGCTTAGCCATCTGGCTTTCTGGCTTTACCTCAATAATATACTTGTCGATACGACCGTTCACGTCTTTACATTTCATATAGAAATCAGTAATATATATATGTTGCTTACCATCGACTTCTGAAATATAAGGAACTTTCAAGACTTCAGAACCCCACTCAAGTATCGTAGCATATCTGTCACAAAACCGCATGAGCTTTAATTCCCAACTGCTGCGATAAGTTATTTTGCTGACTTTTCCTAATGCTCCGTTCAAGTTTACGCACTTATACGGATGCTTCGGAAAAAATTTTCCCTTATAATAATCATTGCTAAATATCATTCCCATAAATCACCTTTACCAACCACCAAATGGGTCATAATATTCTGGATTCTCTTCTTTTATTTCCGGATCCTTGTATACGTAATCGAACGTATTTACTGTCTCGTGCGCCGTTACGTCGTCATTTGTTTTCAACGGATCGTTAAAATTATATTGCGCAGAAAGACAATACGGTGCGACATCGTAAATCGGGTCGGCTGAATTTGCCAATGTAGGGGAATTAGCCGACACGGACCACTTATTGTCCTTGTATACCTTCAATGTCATCGTATATGTATGCTTTGCGAGACCGAACGCTTCCGTATAATACTTGACATCTACGACTCTATAAAAAGTATCATTCGGGTTTATATAGACAATATCGCCTATTTTGGCAGGACATTCATCATATACTTCTGGCGTATTCTTATCATAACCGCCATAGGTCGAAAAATAATTAAACGCGTTTATACTTGCGTATAATGTTACCGTATCTTCGCCCCAGATACCTTGAAGCTGATATGTTCGCACATTAGGCGGTAACTGCTGGACATAGCCCATAAAATACCAGCTACGTTCAATTTCCCTTAACTGGTCTTCACCGAACAGCTTATCTCTTTCCAAGTCTTCAGTTACATGGTAATATGTGCACTTAATACCGTAAAGCCCATAAGCGTCCAATGTAACATCGTCTACCGTATCTTCTTCATTCGTGCATATGACATTATCTTGTTCGTCGGCTAACGCAGCGGTAGTCGAACAAAGCCATGGAAACATATTTGTATCTGTAATTTTTGCCATATTTTATTTACGTAACTGAAAACAGCCCGTCGTCAGACCATTCTACCTTTATCTTGTCATTATGCGGCGCGTAAGTCTTTGGTAAAGCATAAAATGCGCATGGAATAGCGTCACCGCTGTTAATCGGCTGATATTCTATCATGTTCATATCGTTATGCTTTTCTGCCCTGTTTCCATCATACCATGTAATCATGATGCCATTTCCGATAAAGCCAGGTTTCGTGCTTGACAATACTATATCATCAGTCTTCAAGTTCGTCTGGCCTTCGCAAACAGGTTCTTCAGGAATACTGTATATCCTATACTCATTGGCATTATAGCCTGAAGAAAAATTATAATTTTCCGTAAAATGTTTCATTTCCGCATCGTATACAGAACGGTCGGTATCAGAGATGACACCTTCCATCTGCGCAATATCATAATTTGACTTTTTAGCGTCATAGACATTGTAATTGAATGCACTATAGTAAATATCTCTTTCTATCAATGTTCCCGTAGTCGGCTTGTCGAAATTGGAAAAAAGATATGAAGAAACCGGCGTATTGAATAGGCCTTCATACGATGCCTCTGCTTCAAGCCCGTCAATATCCGATATTGTCTCAGTGTGCGCCTTATGCAATACTCCTAAATATTCGAATCTCTGGTTTTCCATGAAGTCAGAAAATTTAGAATTTATATTTTTAGCAACAGATTCACGAACATCACAATTATAAACGAACCAAGCATCAAAATGCAACGGCTCCAAATGATTATTCAGTTTATCCTTGTCATTTCGTAACAGATGGTTTATATATGCGTTACATACAAATCCCTTAGACATTACGTTTCAACCTCCAAGATTAAACCTGATGCATTCATCGCGTTCCTGACATCGATATTTCTTTGTTCTATCAGTCTTAATTTTTCTGCTTTTTCTTCATCAGTCTCCGCTACTTTACTATATGCAGATGTACTGAGCGATGTTTCTATATTTGCGGAATAACTCGGATATGCGCTATATGACCACGTAGTTCCTTCTGGGCATTCACCAAGGCCTACATCTATATACATAACCGGCCTATTCTCACCGTCAGTAACATAAATACCTTCAAAATCATCTGCGCTGAACGAGCTGAATGATACAGCGGTAATTTCTGGATCCGCAAGATGTTCATTGATAATACAACCCTGATTTGGCGTCTTGCCGATAGCAAATACATTAGATGTATAATACATATTATCATTGTATGCAGAGCAAGTCGCTTCCTCAACAGTACCAAGGTCCTTCAAGTCGCGCGTTTTTTCTACGGCAGATTCATTCATATTGAACCAGAAACCTGCCTTATTATTCTTATACTCGAACATAACCGGCAGCTTAAATCCAGCAGAACAGATATTATCATGCATGTTGGCTGGACGCTTCTCATAAGTATATTTAAAATAGTCCACCAGAGCATCATTTTTATGCTGTTCGGTATCAGAAACCTTTATATTCGCAGTTAAGTCTTTATAATAAGATGAAACACAGTCGTTGTTATAATTATCAAAAAACTCAGCGACCTTAACTGGCATATTATCGCGTGATGCAATAACAGATGATTTTACTGCTAATTTATATTTTCCAGAGTATACAGTATCTTGACTCCATGGCGTAGGATAGTTTAAACTTGCATTTGTATTTATCTCAATCGGGCCTGGAAATATACCATTATCACGATAAATACATATATCATTATAGTTAGCTGACAGATAAGCACTTAAGCCTCTCCAATTATTATACTCTCTTGATGGCATATATGTGTTCAAGTTTACTGCCTTGGTATATCCATTTGTATCGTCATAATTTATAGCCGTTTCTGGAACAATCTTAAATGCTGGAAATTCTTCATTTAAGTTACCATCTGTATATTCTTCGACTTGTAACTTATAAGCTGATACTTTAGCAGCATCATTCTCGGTAATATACCAACCCTCATTACCTTCAGCTGTCAAATATGTCATTGCACCCATTTTATATAAAACGCTAGGCACTATTTGGCTATCTGTTTCACTGCTGTCTACATAAATTCCAGTAATTTCACTTTCTTCAATTTCAACATCTTTTTGCACACTCACGATAAGTGCATCTGCCCATTTAGTACCAACTTCCGGCTGTGTAATATCATTATTCGTATATCCTGTCACTGGATAATACTTATCATTTACCTTCGTATGCGCTGGTTGTAACCAGTTTCCTGTATATATGCCATATGATTCAGCACCAATATCACAAGCGTTAAATATGTCGTTGCGTGTCGGAGTATGTGGTCCAGGTGCTGTATCATAGCTATTTACAATATCATTATTAACCTCTAATTTTACTTTCCAGAGGGCGTCTAACAATATTGCATCGACTTTACCTTCTATAAACCCTAAATTCCATTTTATATTTTTTGCATGTTTCAATCTACGAACGCCATCACGCGCGCGAACTACTATCACACCCTGATTAAAGAAATTATTTCTTATAGTATCTAAATTCGGTGAATCTGCTATTGAACCCGGATAAATTATATTATACACATACCATCGAATATCATGTGCATGCGAAATTTTACGGTCTTGCTTCAATACCCACATATAATCAGTATTGGCAAATTTAATATCCCAACTATCATGCTCATTAGTACGTATCGATTTAGTGACATAATTTACGTTATTGAAATAAGTTTCTGTTATATTTTCAGATAAGCCAGACTCAAAGCTCATTTGTTTTTCATCGCCATCATCATATACTGCATAAAATTCATAGCGTTTATCGAGTTCGTTATTATTTAAATTAACAACAACTTTGAATTTTTTAATAATATTTTCTATAATAACATCATCGCCATCATCGCCATCACTGCCATAAAATTCACCATAAAATGGATTAGTAATATATAGCGTATAAGTGTTAACGCCTTTAGCTATTTTTTCGACATTACTAGTACTTGTATATGAATGTTCCAATACAAAGTCTGAGCCGAAATACGGATATAGATAATTATGTCTATTAAATTGTGTACTAGGTTTATCATTAGAATAACCTGACACAAGGTCAATTACTGTGCCTGGAGCTTTTTCTAAAATTGCTGCTGATGGCACAACAGAATATTTGAAAATATCATTTGTTTTCCAAACATCATGATTATTAGTAGCTGACAAGTCACGCCAATCAATAATGCTACCAAGCACTCTAGTTATATCATATGACATTACTTTATAGCTAGTATCACTTGGCGTCAAACTATCCAATAAATTACACTTGTCACCTGATGAAATATTTTTAACACCTGGTATTGCTACGTCTATACTGTCACCATAAAAATATGGCGTCGATACTGGTGCAGCGATATTCTGATCCATATAGAACAGGCCTACCATATTGTTAGTTATCTTTTTACCATTATATGAGAAATAGCTAGCTAATGTGTTATATGGATATGACAATGAATAGTATTGATACGGTGGTGGCATTTGCGTGCCTTTGTTTACTATAACATATTTTTCAGAATCATTAGGGAACAGTGATTCTAACATAGAAGGCGTGCCAATATACAACGGTTTTAACTCTCCGATCAATGGCGCAGCAATACCGTATATTGGTTGATCATTAATTGATTGCAGAGCTCTATCTATGTTATTGATTACCGAATGGAATCTTTCTTCTTTATTGTCCACATTAAATGGTTGAACAAACTCATAGCCATCTGGTAAATGACTATATTCGCCTATAGATTCTCTATATGTTGTTCGTGTATTTTCAAATTTTACACATCTATTATTTTCATCGTTTAATTCACCGGATGTTGTCCATATATCAGACAGGTTAGAAGTATTAAACTCCATCATCGCTGCTATACCCGCATAACGATTAAGCAAATAATAATCTTCAGACAATGGCTTTATACCGCTGACATCTGTACTGCTCACGATTGCAGCATGCTGATTTTCGAACACGACATTACAATCTTTGACAATTAACGAATTTACGTCACCGACAATGCAACTACCAAACATACCGCCGATATTTTTAATACTCTGTAACGGAAAACTGTACGTTTCCTCTACATTGCCATTGACTGTATATTCTGTATTAAAAATCGTGCGTTCATGAAAAACGCCATATTTTTCCATTTGGTTATGATAATGGTTTTCACCTGCCGTTACAACACTATCATAGGCACTTAGATTTATATTACATCCTTTAATGTAGCCATAATTCTGCTTGCCAGCTAAACCACCCAAAAATCCTACAAATGTCGCTGATGTAATGGCTGAGCAGTTAACATATACGTCTTTTACTTGCCTATTGTTAATACCTATAATAGGCGAAACATAATATGCCACTCTATTTTGCTGTTGCATTTTTATCGATTTGTCATAATAATTGACATCACGCATAGAATCAAACATATGATCTTCTGATCTTTCATTATGATAATCATAATGTTCTGCTGCGCTTAACGCTTGTACACGCATTAAATTTACATCCGCATGATTTATTGGCAGTACGCCAGCTCTAGAGGATTGTAAGCTTTCATGGTCAAAATATTCAGAATTAATCTTTGAAAAAATTGTAGAATCATAAAACAAAATATTTCGTATATAGTCCGGCTTAGTATAACAATCAATAGTTGTGTTGTTATATGGCATACCAGCAAAATAATACCATTCTTGTGGTGACTGATAATCTTTGCCATCAAGATTATATTGCTTGATCATGTAGCCATTCTTAATAAATGACTCAAAATTTAGTGTCTTCCAATACTGATGATATGGCATCATGGAAGAGTCTTTGATACGGCCATTATATGTCGCAAAAACTCCTTCATTAAAGTAACCAATATATGGAATAATATTGCCCAAAGAGTTATAGCACAAATAATCCGGATAGCAGAAATTAACCATCGGATTATCTTGAATTGCCGGTAACGTACTATCGGACTTATTTCCGACTGAACAAATTCCCGGAATAAAATTATATAACACTAATTCAGCATCAAAATCAATGCCCTCAATAACACCATTATTTTTACCACAAATAAAACCAGCGGCGACATCTGTGCCAATTGACATCAAATGTTCAAGCGTTATTTTTGATTTACAGTTCAAGATATTTCGACCTGCAACTCTGACCGTCGAAATTATACCATTAGTTCCGAGATAACCAATGATACCGTTTACTGGCTTGTCACAAATCAATTCTATATTAATGAACTTGTAGCCGTTGCCATAAAAGATACCTTCAAATGGCCTATTTGGATTTTCACCGATAATAAAATTGAGTGTCGTTTGATTACTCTCAACACCAATATTATCGCCCAAGACGATATTAATTTTATTATTATATGCTTCGCTATTAACGAGATTAGCACACCATCTAAGTTCTTCTTTCGTTCTTACGTAATAGAAACCTTCAGGAATAGAAACTTCATTGCCATCAGAGTCTAATTCAGTTTCGTCGCTCGGTCTATAGAATTCACCATCCACATCAAAAAATAAGTAATTTAAATTTTTTTCTCTTCCAGCTTCATCAGGATTAGATGCTAGAAAATCTATAATATTATATTTGGTAATATATTCTGGCTGCTTAGCAACATCTGTATTTTGCATTACAGTATAATTGTAATGCACCGGATGCATCTTTGTAAAGTATCTATCCTTAAACGAATCTTCTATGCAGACATAGCCAAGTTCATTAAAACTCGGGTTAAGATAATATAAATCAGTCTCATTCCTGACATATTTTAAGTTATCTTCATAATCTTCAGTAAATACCTTTTTAACCGGCTGCAATGTCCATACGTCATTTCCGGACAATTCACCGTTCAACATTCTTTGTTTAAAACTGTTAAAAACAAATGATTCCATAATTACCACTTCTTTACATATTCAACTGGTTCATATTCGTCAGTTATTATGTTCGGTCTGTTCACTTTCAATGTGCATTTCAAATCTGCATTATCATTACTATTTACTTGTTCAAATATCAGGTTCGAATCAAGCATATTCACATAATCAGTTTCAGTATTTATAACCTTAGTTATCGAATATTCCCTAAGCCAATCTTTTTTAATTGTCTTATCTTTACCGGTTCCAAAATACTCGCTAATCTTGTTATTGATTTCTGTTTCAAACTGTGTAATATCATCGGCGTAAATGCTAGATACGAACGATGTAAGCTCTACTGAGTTACGCTCAGTGGTTGGCCCTGCACTTGTATATTCTCTCGGGTCAATTTTTGGCCTTACTTTATATGCTTTAGGTTCATAATTTGGCCTACATCTATAATATGTCATACCGACATCCGTATTGCATTCGAAATTTGTCGACAAGAATACTTCGCCTGTCGGTAATCGCCATATTGGCGGAACACCGGTATATGATACGGTTCTATGTTCCGTATTTTCAAAATATTTCACTGTCGCATATTTTGACATACTCTGTGATAAAATATATCTATATGTCTGAAAATCGACATTCGTATTAATACAGTAATTTACGACCTTCTGTAATTTAAAGCCTTTAACTATCTGCTTATTTTTCGGTATCTCTTTTGCTTTAATATATTGTCCGTCTAGTAGCTTTGCTCCTGAATTATATGCGTTTTCAGAATAATATTTAATGGGTAAGTTACGTTGATTTATAAAAACATTATAGGGGTTACTAGGATCATTCACATTCATCATTCTTTTAAAAATATCGATATATCTACCCGTATATTTAAGATAGCAATGAGTATTATATGGGTCAGATACGGTAACATTATATCCGTTACATATATTAACAAAAAGCGAATAATCGGCAGGCAGTATTCCTCCTGGTAGTATTTTTGTATAGACATTTATCTTTATATCATTATAATTGGCATCAATCTCATCAAATGCTGCATCCACATCAGCTTTTAATCCTTCAATTTGATTACTTCCAGTAATTAAAACATTATGGTTTTTAAAAATTTTTTCAATAGCAGATGGTATATTATTAACCATTTGAATCCTTCTAGCAATAATAGTATATTCTTCTGGTAAATACGGATTCAACCTATCTAAATCAAAATACTCGACATTTCCCCTAGACTGGCTAATTTTATTGATTGTAGCAATAGCCCAATTATCCAAATGTTTATTTTTAGCTGGCAAAATCAATCGCTCTACGATATTTTTTTGAATATTATGAATTTTATTAATATCATTATTCGTATTGACATTGCCATTATCATCAATATCCAACCAACCATTAGAGCCATTCCAAACTTGAAGTTTAAATGATATACCGTATGGCAACTTTTCCGTATTCGGCGTAACATAATCGACATAATTATTGTTAACTTTATAACGGCACCAGTTCTTTAGGTCTTCAACCCAGAAATAACTCTTAGACTTACTGGTAGTATTATTATAATACATGCCTTCACCAGATTCGGTTACTGCCATTGTAATATCTTCATTTGAATTATTAGTAGAATAAAATTTATATGGCTCCTGTAAGGACGCGCTATCAATAAGCTCATCAATAGTTTTTTCATTTCCTGAGCTATCATCAGAATGACTTGTGTCATGTGTTATGGTATCTTCGCCATAGTTATAGGCTTTAATATCAATCGACTGACCTTCATTTTCATATTTGGTTTTTATGCTATAAACATGTGTATCTGACATATACATATTTATAATATCGTTTTACCATATATAATAAAGATTTTAAGAGGTTCTTATGAAAATAGCAGGTCTTGATCTTTCCATTTCGTCGAGCGGAATAATCATTGAAGAAATAGACGAAAATTTTGAAATAAAAAATATCGAACGACACGGGTTTACCAACGTCAAGAAAAATTCTATATTACCGAATATCGTATATTACCATAAAGACGATTTCAGAAACGACTATGAAAGATATCAGTTCTTCTGTGACCATATAGTAAGCTGGTGCAAAGATTGCGAATACATCGCGGTCGAAGATTACGCATATTCTATGTCTGGTGCGTCTGGCTTGATTTTCTCGTTGGCTGAATTCGAAGGAAATATCAAGCTTTCATTGTTTAGAGAAGGCTGCAAACTGCGATTCTATACTCCTAACCAGAATAAGAAATTCTTTTCGGGACGCGGTAACGCCGACAAAATCGGCATGAGAGACGCATTCAATGCATGGGCCGGCAAAAAACCGGACCTTGGCGATTTACCTTTGGTAACTAATGGAAAATCCGGAAATTCGCCGACATCCGATATCATAGACGCGTTCAGTCTTTGTGAATTCCTTAGAAAAGAATTACGAATCAGGAATGACATCGAATCTATGAAGTATCAGGAAAAATACATACAGGAATGCTTTTTGACCAAAACCAAAGAACATATTAATGGCCTAATTAATTACGATTTCCTTTATAAATAATATTAGAGGAAAATATGAAACTAAATGAGGCTTTAGATATACTTTTAGAGCATGATCTCATTAACGAAGACGAAATAAAAATTAGAGAAGCTACATATGACGAATATATGAAGGCTTTTAAATTGGTCTCCGAGAATGAGGTAAATGAATTTTATAAGCATGCGCCAGAAAATCAAAGACGTATGCTTGAGGCACAAATTGTAGCTTCCGGTAAAATTATCTGGAATATGCTTCTTCATAAGTATACTGTAACCGGCGAAGAAATATTGGCGACATTACCAAACGCTGACGGTTCTACATATATTTCTATGGCATACGTTCCGCCTCATGCTCGTGGTAATTGGGCTTCTATTAAAGGGCTAAAACAGTGTATAGCAGATTCGCCTAATGGTGTTTCCTTACATACGAATAGAAATAACAAGCGCGTTATAAAACTTGTTCAATATTTCGGATTCAAACAATATCCATCCACGCATCCTAACGAACTATACTTTGCCAATAAACCAGGAATCGGTGGCCATGAATGGGTAACTGCGAATAACGTACCTGATACAGATTAAAGGATTATCATGATTACTAAACTATTTTTAGACATGGATGGCGTTTTGGTCAATTTTAGGGGCCAATGTGAAAAGTTAAACTGTATTGAAGGCAATAAGGTTGACTGGAACGTAATTCACAATGCCGGCTCGGACTTCTGGTCTGAAATGGAATGGCTACCTGAAGGAAAGGAACTATATGAATTCATTAAGAAGGTATGTGCTGAAGAAAATATAGAATTATATATTCTTACATCTGTAACCTTTAATGAAGGCAAGGTCGGAAAGCTTACATGGATAAAAAACAATACGGACATCAACAGACATCATATCATTATAACGAACATCGGTAAGGAAAAAGCCTATTATGCTGATCCTGAATCATTGCTGATTGATGACTTCAAGAAAAACTGCGACGCGTTTTCGACCGCTGGCGGACAAGTAATCAAATACGAAACTAATAAACAGACTAAAGACGAGCTACTGACGCTTCTAGGTCTATAAAAATATATTAAAACCGGTCAAAAGCCGGTTTTATTTTTTATTATACCATACAAGTGTATAAATAATGTATGGCTAGAGATTATGCGGCAGAATTTAGAAAATTATTCAGTAACGGATGCAGTGTCCAAGGATGGGACTGGACTGCGCCCCGTTATTTTGACTCTACGGAAAACGACTGTTATTCCGCTGAAGCTGCATTAATGTCAGAGCTTACTTCCGAAGCCTATAATAATTTTGGTTTCGAAGTCCTATATTACATTAAGAATATCGACACTAAAATCGATAGGCTATATGGCGAAGACCCGCTTGAAAATGTCGAGCGCAGGTTCAAACTCCAGATGTATACTGACAGCATTCCTACAATGCAGAAAAGCTATGATTTGCAAGGCATGATTTATAACGAGCTTATAACTTGCCAATGCACTATTCAGCATTTTCATGAAGCGTCCCAACTTTCATACCCGGGACTTGAAGATATCTACGAGGCTGAAGTACCTAGAATCGGCGACATCGTATATATCGAATATTCAGATACGTATTACGAAGTCGTAAACGTAAAACAGTTTGCCGACAATACTACATTCCTATCGACACCGATGACATATACATTCATATTGCGCGTATGGCGTAATAACCACGAAGATGTGGATGTTGACAATATCAATCCGGACAAGATGGAAGAATTTAACGAATACGCTTCGCTCGGCGAAACATTCAACATCGACTTGAAAGATACTGAAGACCACAATACGGCATATGTAGAAGCCGACAAGACAAAGACCGACGGTATCATAAAAGATGGCAGCGATATGCTCGCCACGAACGAAGACATAAAGCGGGACGTCGATATTCATGACGAGCCTAAAGACAACGTGAAGACACATAGCATCTATAAGGATTCCGAGATTAAAGAAGAAAATCCAGAATATTATGACCCATTTGGAGGCTGGTAATGGGTTTATTGAATATCTATGGCAATATTTCAAAACTTAGGCCGCATATAACATACAGGTTCAATGCGGAAATTACGCCATTCGGTACAAATGGCAGAACGAACGTAAACGATATAATCAGCTTTACCATAAAGACCGTATCGTTTCCGACTTTCACGATAAGCAATGAAACAAAGCGCCTTCTCGGTAATACACAAATATCGTTTCCGACGTTCAAATTTGGCGAGCGCGAAATGTCCATCACATTCGAAGAAACCGATGACATGAGAGTATTCAATACGCTTGCGACATTCTACAGTTCTGAGCCATATTTTACTGAAAGCCTTCCGTTGATAAACATAAAAATTACACAGTTCAACGAAACGATGGTTACAGTAGTCGACCAAAAAACTTATGTCTGCAGAATAAAGGATTTCAGCTTTCCTACATTCAACAATAACGCTTTAGGAACTTCGTTGGAACTTAAGGCCAACTTCTATGTTCTTTACAGTGTAAGCGATGAAAAAGAACTCGTGAAAATTAAGAAAGACGACAATGGCAAAATCAAGCATGTCGAAAATACTGGAAATCTCCAGAGCATATTTGGCAAATACATGGCTGCAGTCGATTCTTCTGAAGAAGCCGAAAAGTTATTAACAGACAAATCCTATAGAACCAAGGTATATAATGACAAGTATAGCAAAATCGATGCAAAGCGCGCTGCATTGATGAAGACAATCAGATCGCAGCTTATCGATATGCACCAGTCTGAAATGAAGAAAAATCCTGCATACAAAAAACTTGTCGATAGCCTTATGGACGGTATCGAGGGAAGAAGCTCTCTCAAGGATTTGGCTACGACCATATTGAGTAAAGAAAATCTTATCACTGGATTCTTTAATAACGAAGAGATAGCGACAATATCCGATAAGCTTAACCTTGCAAGCGACAATATCCTTCAGGTCGCATTGGATCAGTTATCCGCATTGAATGTAGAGCGCGAACAAATCAGGGAAGAAGAGATGGAACTTGCTAAAGTCGGTACTACTGCTCTCTCCAACCCGGTATTCGTCAATACGGTTCTTACTAATACTCGAGACTTTAAAGTTACTGAATCTGAAACTAACGCAGCCCTTGCCAAAATCCATAGCGCTGGTATCTATAACGTTTCTCGTGAAAACCTCGAATATGTTCAAAAAGAAAATGCCAAGAGAATGCAGACCGCATATAACAAGTTCAAGAAGGCAATGGCTGAAAAAGGAATTACCGTAAGCGTCAATACCTATAATGACCCTGGCCATCAGTTAGGTCTTGGCTCTACAGGCGGTTCTCACTTGCTCGGCTCCAAGGTTGACTTGAACTTCCAGGATGCCAATAAGAAGAAACTTATCTTCGACAGTATGACAGAATCTCAGCTTAACGAAATAATTAGGACAGCTGAAAAATCCGGTTTGACAGTCAATTGGGAAACCAGCGGAGGCAGTACGTCTACATGGGGTGACTTCGCTCTCGCCAATGCGAAGACTGTCAATAAGGAAGGCAAAGTATACGACGTCAAGACAAAATCCTGGACCGGCGAACGTGGCATCTATAACAGCACTTCTAAGAGAAGGCATCGTCGTTAATAAAAAATTCAGAATTAATGTTAATAAAAAGTTTACAAAAGTAAATTTCTTTGCTATCTTTAATTTTCGACATTCCAAGTCCTATTCCTCGGAGCGAAATTCAACCCAATGAATTGTCGGTAGAGGGTAGGCCATTATGAGCTTGAGGGAAAAGCTCATCGTTTTTAAACGAAATGATCAGGTATCAACTGATAATGGAACCCAATGACGGAAAACCTAGCAAGTTTTCCATGTAGCCGCCATGGCATGTCAAGATGTAGCCGGAGTACCGGATGACCATCCCGTAAGCTTGACAGTAAGCCCCGAGAGTTGAAGACAGATGCTTTAGCACTTCTTTACCTATCTTCCTGGATAGGCTCGAAGTCTCAGAACAGATCCTTTAACGTGTGAGTAAGTGAATATAAATATATAAAATGTTTAAATAAAGGTGAAAAATAATGAAATCAGAAAAACTTGACTTGAATCAGATAAATCCAGAGATCGCCAGTTCCGGTAATCTGGGAAGTTTAATGACAGCTATGTTGAACCAACCTCCGAAGGGTTCGATCATGCTCGATAAGAACTTGTTACCGTCTAGAGGCAAGCTCTATCCGGATATTCCGTTATACATAAAGAAACTCACGCCATTGAACGCAAAGGATCTCGCTGTCATTACAGCAGACAATATCAACAAGATTATCAATAAAGTTATTATCAGTAGCGTATGGGGTGGACCGAACTTTAATCCGAGCACGATTTTTACCGGTGACAAGCTTTTCTTGATTTTCTATATACGTTCATATACCTATAACGATATGCCGTTCAGACTCCGCGGCGAATGTAAGGAATGCGGCAATATCTGTAACTACGACTTTACGCTCAGTAACCTCGATATACAGTATCTCGATGAAGACATTCCTGAATATATCGAGCTCGGTAACGGCGACAAGATTAAAATCGCGTTCTCCACCATCGCTACAGAAAATGCCGTTAATCAGATGAAGGCAAGGCAGGACATTACAATCGAAATCAACCCTGAACTTCTCGAGCTTGCAACGTATATCAAGAGCGTGAATGACACGGAACTTTCGTTGTTCAAGGCGTATGAATATATTACACAGCTCGATACCATGTCGTTCTCGGAATTCGCAAACACGATAAGCAAGTATCTTTTCTGCGTCAAACCAGAAGCGAAGTTCACGTGTCCGAAATGCGGCGAAGAAATCTATCTTCCGATGCCGTTCGTGTCTTCGTTCTTCTTGCCGATGATTACAAAATAGTTAAACTTTAACCCATTTCATAAAAAACATAGATTTAACATCTATGTTTTTTATTATAAATATATTATTATGGCTAGTTTTAAGCAATATCTGATTAACGAAAATGACAAGGTGTCTGACGAGGTAGTAAAGAATACGGCTATGAAGAAAGCCGATAAGGGAGATACTATCGAAGACGTCGTATATAATGCTAACCCGTCGATATGGACCGGGCGCATTGTCAATAATAGAAAATATTTAATATACGCCGGAAAATATCTTGACTTGACTAGCCTGAAAGAAGAAATGACAAGACTTTATGACAGCAAGGGCTATTCTGGTTACGGTTTCGCAAAGCTCGACGAACATGAGCTTATCAGATATACTAAAGTAAAAAATATCCTTATGAGGTCATTCAAGTCTGAAATAAATGACTTTATCGACCCGGCATCCATGGCCGAAATCCTTTTCATGAACGAGTTTAAGGAATTCGAATGGCGGCCTGAGGAATATTAAAATGATTGACTATAATTCCTTGCTAGAAATCAAGCCGCTCGTAAACGAGAACATAATAAACGAAACGCTTTCAAGAATAGGCATCATAAACCGCAGAAAAAAGATAATATATCAGTCATGCCACCTTATGAAGCAGTATGATTCATATTATCTTGTTCATTTCAAGCAGCTTTTTCCATTGTCTACTAACAAGGACGGTTTCGCAGGTTTCGGCGACGTGACGAATAAGGATATAATCAGACGTAACAGAATAGCGTATCTTTTAATAAAGTGGAAAATGATCGAGGTAATTAACGCCGAAGATATAGAACCGCATAATATATTTGTCGATACGCTGTCGTATAATGAAGCGTTGGAATATCAAAAAGTACGAAAATTTAATCTCAACAACCTAGTTCTGTAATTTTTTCACGGAAAGATTATAAATAATATAAATAAACAATTATTTAGAGGAATATATGGAATTTACAGAAGCAAAACATATTCTTGAATCATTGGGTTACAATATCAATAACCCATATATGAATGAAGTTTTGGCTCGTTTTAACGGTAATTATACAGGTCGTTTCAAAGGTCTTGATAATGCCGGCGAAGTCACTATTCAGTTACAGAAAGGTCCGAAGACAGAAGAAGTCGCAAAGGCATTGTCCGATGTCGACAATAACTTCCAGTCTGCTATGACTAACGGTATCAAGGCTAATAATACAGGAAAGTTTGATAACCTTATCAATAACTATAGCACAATTTTAACCGCTATTGAAGAAATTCCTGAAGCAAGCCAAGAAACAAAGGACGACCTTGCCAAGAAGATTAAATGGCTACAGGACAAGAAAGCAAACGGTGAAGAAGTTATCGCCGGTGAATGGAAAGCAGCTGGCCTCGCTACTACGACTCACTCCACAGATGACACACTTCTCGACTTCAATACGCTCGTAAAGAATATCTCGGCCCAGATTAGCTCCCTCAAGTCCAAAGGCGGAAATAATACTGAACAAATTGTTGCACGTATCGATGACCTCGCCGCCCGTGAAGGTTTGACCCAGGCACAGCTCGACAAGGTTGATGAACTCCGCGCCAAGCTCGAAGTAGCAATCGACAAAGGTGGTCAGGCAGCAGAAAATCGCGGTCGCGCATTCACATTCAAGTCTGACAAGCCGTTAAAGATTACGCGCGCTACTCGTATGCTTACTGCTAACGGCATCAACTTCACTAAGAACGAAGACGGTTCCGTCACGGTTAACGATACTCCGAAGAAAGTCGCAAAGGCACGTGAAGATCTCGCTGCAATCGGCGTAGAATTCGTAGTTGCACAACAGGCCGCTCCTGAAGAAGCGCCTAAGGTTGAATTAAGATATGCATTCCTTGATGAAGACTCTTTGGCAATGGCTCAAGACGAAGCAGCTGCAGCAGGAGTCGAAGCTACTGTAGAAAATCCGGAAATGCCAGATCATATTCTCTTTACTGGTACTCAAGAAGCAATCGATCGTTTCAAGGCCGCACTTGAAGATATTGACGGACTTGCCTACGGAGTATATGAAAAAGAAGCGCTTGATGGGGCAGTTGCAGAACGCGCCGAAGCCGCTGAAGCTGCTGAAGTCAATCCTGAACAAGTTGAAGAATCTGTCAAAACAGAAGACGATAAAGAACAGCTTGATGAATCTGTTGACCCGGTTCTTTCGACTGCTGCTAGCTTGCTCTTGTGGTAAAAATTAAAAAACGTAATCTTAAAGATTACGTTTTATTTTAATATTAAAAAACCTGATTGTCAAAATCAGGTTTTATTTTTTATTCCAATCCGAGCTTTTCAGCGTAATCGGCAATAGTGTCATTCTGGTCGTCAGTAAGAGCCCTGCCAGCACCGAGAAGTTTGTCATACATTCTCTGGAGTTCGCTCTTTGTCAACGTTCCCATACCGTTCAATGTCTCTTTGGCATACGTAATGAACGCATTATATGTTCCGTTGATATTTCGGTTCGCATCCGCGTTATTATTCCTGTTAACCAGCACGCGCTGCATCGGGTTCATTCGTCTCATCTTGATTTTTTCGATTAAGCCCGTTACCGCCTTCGTAAACGATTCCTTGTCATAATACTTCAATACGTTACCGAACGAAGTACCGGCTTTGATGCCATAGATAGGTTTCTTCGTTTCTTTTGAAACCCTGAAGAACGCAGTGAAAATACCTCCGTCTGTACTTACGGCATATTTCTTTTCGAATCTGTCAGGGTCAATATCGTTTTGTGGAATGTCATTTACAGTGACCTTGTTAACGCCTGGAATCTTAGTAAGCATATCAAGGAACTGTTCAGCTTCGGACTTTCCGCCAGTGAGTCGGATTTTCTCTGCTTCTTTTTTCGCCGCACGCGTTGCCTGGTTCGATCCGGATTGACGTATAGACTTATATCCCTCTGTAGAATTAATAAGTTTCTGAGCACCTAATAACGCGATTATTTTACCGTCTATACCAACTGCCTTGTTGAGTTTCTTCTTATTACCGGCAGCGTCAATTTCTACACTGAACGGCCAAGTGATTTCGGTATTGAACATCAAGTCTTCAGCGATATCAGCATTGGCGTCGATAACGCAGTCGTCAGTTCCGCTAAGCTTAAGGAACTTTACTGTAAGATTATTGTTGTCGTCAAAACCGAGAGTCTTATATGTCTTACGGCCAACATCGTCGATGTTAAATTCCGGCGGCTGGTCAATCGGCGTAAATACAATCTTTATTTCGAGCTCGTCTGTAATATATTCAAGCTTGAACTTTACGGATATGGTAATAGGCTTCAGTTCTACAAGAGCGCTATTCTCGTCAAATACGGCCTGAGAATCAAGTTCTACTTTACAATCCGTAAGTTTTGATTTCAGGTTTTCATAAATTTCGCCAATCTCGAAGAACGGAACTTCTTCCATTGCCTGGTTTACGGCGTCTTCAAGAAGCATAAATCTTGAAAGGTAGCTTCTAAATGTCTCATTTTTTATATCAGGCGTATTTCTGATTGTTTTCACCATATCGTACATGGTACGTAATTTTTCAGCCTTTGCAATATCGTCCGCGAAGAAAGCGTCGCTAATTTCCTGACGGCATTCCAATAGCCACTGGTCGACTTCTTCGGGACTCATATTTTTCGGGTCTACATCATAGTTCATAATAGATTCCTTATTCGTTTATATTATTTATAGCGTTTTACAAGGCATAATGTTATAAATATATAAGTCTAAATAAAAAGGTAGTCTATATGTTTATCAAATGCGGTGACGAGTTTTTAAAATTTAAAGGCTTTAGTAAAAAGCTGTCTGAATCACTGGATATAGTTTTCGATAATTCGAGGCTTAAGTGTTCTGTCGACCATCGTTTCAAAGACGAGAATGGCCAGGATATTTTTGCAAAAGACCTGCAAAAGGGCGACAGGGTTAAAAACACGCAATTCGGTTACAGCACGGTTGTCCAGGTAACGCCTATAGGTAAATATCCGGTATTTACGCCAGTCAACGTAGAAGGCGGCTTATACGAGACATTAAACGGCCTTATAAACCACAATTGTTCATTTATCGGCTCTAGCCCTACGTTGGTAAAGGGTGACATTCTTGAAAAGCTGACAGAAAAAGAACCGGTCGAAGTGCTTTATGACGACTTGTCACTTTCGATTTATGAAAAACCGATACCGAATGCGCTTTATGTAATGGGTGTAGACTGCGCTACCGGTGTAGGTAACGACTATTGCGTTGTCCAAGTTGTAAAGATCGTATCTAAAACGGAAATGTATCAGGTCGCATGCTATCGCTCAAACGAAGTAAAGCAAGGCGAATTTTCACGCATAATTGATGACCTGTCTAAAAAATACAATGACGCATACTTTTGTCTTGAAGCAAACGATACAGGTAAGACAATTGCGGAAGAGGTCTGGTATACTCTTGAAAACATGCACTTAATCAATACCGAAAAATCTTCCAGGGGATTAGGAACTATTGCAGACAAGCGTTCCAAGCTCGACGCGTGTATGGAACTGAAACGCGTAATGGATAATGAGTTCTTGCACGTATGCGATAGCAAGACAATTGAGGAACTTTCAAGATTCGAAGAACAGCGTGCTAACATCTTTGCCGCGGCAAAAGGAAATCATGACGATACAGTTTCAGCTTTATACTGGGCAATGTATGCCACAATGCAACCAGAAATAGATATGGACAATATAAAGCAGATTACGAATGAAGAAAACGATACTAATCAGCTTACCGTTGATATGATGGTCAATGACATGGCAAACGATGACGATTTCTGGGGAGATTTCAAGTGAGTGATAAAGTATTATGGCGCTCATTAAAACCCAGATTTAATACGATGACGCCTGAAGATAGTAAAAAAGAAAACATCGGCACATTCCATAAGCATCTCGCGGATTCGCTTAATGAATGGTTTAATAGCTATTTTATTCCGAAGCAAAGATTTTCCGCCAGCGGTGTTCAATATATCCCGCCGGTTGAGGAAGTTACATGGGTAGAGCCTGCAAATCCGTTAAAATATTTCATGTTCGTAAATCAGGTCATGACTTTCACCAAGGCTGAATTATTGGCTGCATTTAAAGTTCCTGCGATGTGCTGGCAAAATCTGTTCGGCATTATAGGTATGAGAATATCCGCTACGTTAAGTTCGGTATATTGCACGGTTCCTGGTTCTGCTGTCGTCGGAACTGTAACAGTTCCTTTCGTAACGGCGCATTATCGTATGCAAGCTGTTAAATTTCTGGCTGATATCAAGAAACTGGAATATACAGAGGACAATATAAAGTCTGGCAAAATAACAGAACAGATATGGGATAAATTTGAAGATAATTTAATAAGCGCTATCAATAATACGCCACCTACTGTTATAATGGTCGGCGGCGCATTACCGCCGGGAACTTTTACAGGGACAATAAATGCGAAACTCAGTATATAATTACGACCATTATAACTATTGGGAAATGTACCCTGAAGAATTGCCGTCTAGAGGCATATTCTATAATAAAAATGCACGAATAAAAGTGCGAACCATGTCTGTTCTCGAAGTAAAATTTTTAGCTACGTATAAAGAGCAAACAGCTACCCGTATATGTAACGAAATAATTAACAAGTGCACTATTTTAGAAAACTTGAAAATTGAAGATTTATTATTGCCTGACAGGGATTATATAATTTTCTGGATTAGGCTTAATACATTCAATACTTCTAACGGGTTTACTATAAACATTCCTCGTTGCTCTACTTGTGAATCACCTATAAGCACTGAAATTTCATTAAACGATATCACATATAGGTATCTTGATAATGGTTTTGTGCCAGAAGTTCATTTACCTGATTTAAATACAACTATTCCTGTAAAGATTCCAAAATATGGCGACTCGATTTACAATGTAGAAAATGAACTTGAAGATATCGCGTTGAGAATAGATACCGATAATACGTTCGACGATAAAATCAGGTTCGTTTCGTCATTGACCGCGCTTGACTATATACATCTGAAAGACCATATTAAACAATATGGTTGCGGCATAAATGATGAAATTATAGTTCCTTGCAAGATTTGCGGAACACAGCATAATGTAAAGATGATAATCAACGACACGAACATTTTTACACAAATAGAGCTTAGGGATATTCTCGAGAAGATTACAAGAATAGCCAAGTATTCCAATCTGACTATAACAAATGACTGGTCTTGGGTAGAGGTAGAACTCGAACAGCAGATTATCAACGAGATGATTCGTGAAGAAAACCAGGAAACCCAGCACCAGATTCAAGGTGTATCGTCTAAGATACCGGCCGCTACTGGAAACGGTGGAATGCCTAATATGCCAAGTATGCCAGGTCTTCCATCTTTACCGCATTTGTAAAAAATTCAGAATAAAAGTTTGTAAATTTTTATTTACAATTATTTGCTATATTTTAATTATTGGAAAACTGAACATTTTTAAGGTTAACTATGAAACAAGATAAAACAAGTGAAGGCTATATTTCAAATAAGTATTTACGTGAGCTTGTTGTCAAGTTTAATTCAATGAATATAAATGACAATGGTAAATGGTGTGATGCTTATGAAAAGAAGATGGATAAGAAAAATGCAAAAGGTAATATGAAAATCGATAAATACGAAGTATCGAAATCCTTTATCCATCGTAAAAAACAACAGATTGCAGCTTTGCATACTAGATACGAGAATTTCAGTGACGAAGAACGCCGAGCGTTTGATGCTGAATTTGAAAAAGTAAAGAAAGACATTTGCGAAGCTTTCTTGAAAGTTATTGACGGGCGTATAATTTCATATAAGCTAGTCCAGACACCCGCATATGAAGAAATTGACGATATCAGACAGGAAGCGCTGATGTCCTTATTCACATATATAAACCGTTACGACGAAACGCGAAATACAAGTGCGTTCGCTTTCGTAACAGAACTTATATCTAACGCCATGAACGGATATCTTAAGAAAATGAACCAACGTAATGCCGTTCAGATTACAGGTCTCGATTTCTATGAAAACTTGAATACTATCGATGACATGTATGGCGAAGATAATGATTAATAGAGGTTATACTGATTAATGTTAAATGCGCATAGTGAGAATGTAGACGGAAAAAGAATTGCACTGGTCTATTGTAGAGACCATTCAGGCTGTTCACATGTCCGTCTAAGATATAATACTGAATATATAAATGGTCATGAAATGGGAGTAGAACCAGTTATACTCCCGTTTCCTACTTTTGATCCGGCTCTTTTGTCCGCCGCAAAATCCATAGTAATTCAAAGGCCATGTGTAGGAAACGATATCGAGCTACTACGTCGATATAAAGAATTACAGCCTAAATTCGGTTATAAACTTGTAGGTGAATTTGACGACTTGATTTTTTATACAGGTGACTGCGATGAAGCAAATGACGGCGTTCCGCCGTATAATCCAGGACATGATAATATGAAGGAGCATAAGGATGAAATGAAAGCTATTCTTTCACAGACTCTTCCGATGCTCGATCTTATTGTCGTATCTACGGATTACCTTAAAAAATCTATCGAGAAAGTGTTCGGTGTAAACAACGTAATGGTCATAAAGAATGTAGTTCCAAGATTCTTGTGGAATTTTGAACGTAAAGCACCGATTAAACATGACCTTATAAAACCGCGAATTATCTATTCCGGCAGTCCGACACATTATCAACAGCCAATTCCTAAATTAATGCCTGGTCAACATCCTAATTTTCCGAACGGACATCCAGGCCAACCAGGTGACAGGGGCGACTGGAATACAGGTCTGTGTGACTGGATTATCAAGATGGTAAAGGAAAACAAGATTGATTTTTATATCATGGGCGCTTTGCCGTTTTTCTTCAGCGAAATCAAGGATAAAATCCAGTTTATTCCATGGGCTGATTCACATACGTTTCCTAGGAAATTTATGGAAGTTCATGCGGACTTTAGCGTAGCATCAGTTGTCGATAACCCGTTTAATAAGGCTAAATCATCATTGAGATTTACAGAAGCTTGCGCTACTGGCTGTGTATTTATCGGTAACATCTTTAGCGAATCTGATACCAGTCCGTATCGTGAAATTCATAACGATTGCAAATTTACTGAAAAATCTACAGTCGACGATATCGATAATATGTTCTGGAAGCTTTGCAAAAAGGACAAATATAATGAAGTCCTTAATTGGCAATATGATTTTATCAATAATTCTGGTTGCTGGTTAGAGAGTTCTCAGCATATAAATCAGATGATGCTTATGTTTGATAATAAAGAACCGAATATAATTTAAAAAAATCAAAATATAAACATTTATTTACAGGGTCTTGATCAAATTACTATATTTGATTAAGACATTTTAATATGGAGTAGAAAAATGATTATAACTACAAGAAGTGGTAACAAGTATATGGTCAAAGTAAGGTTTATTCATACGCCGGTCCTCAAGGAATCGACTGATGAATATGGCAGAAAGCACGTCATTTATTGGACTGAACACAGCACCCGTGTTTCTGTTTCGCGTTTGACCACTGCAAAAGTTAATTCAGAAGTAACTGTAACTGGCATTAGCAGATGTCATTATAAGGATAAGTTTGATAAGCTTACCGGTAAGAAGATTGCATATAATAATGCAATTACTAAGTTGTATGATCTTAGCCTTATTACAGCTGAAGATAGAATCGACTTGGCAGCATTTGATTTAGTAAGCGCCGACTTTGTTGCGCCACAATTGAATACATGCGAACAAGAAGCTAAAATTTAAGGGGATATATGAATACAGCAAAATTTGATAGTGTACTTACAGGATTCAAGCTGGTAAAGCGTGGCGAAGATTCATTCTGGAATGTACAGTTTAAAGTTTCCGAAGAAACAAGTATCAGGACATTTCCTAGACAGTTTTCTCCAGATATTGACTTTAACGGCGTATTCGATCAAAGTGCAGTAAATGACGCATGGGACAAGACAAATATTCCGGTCAGTGACTATAATATTCATTATATGATTGACTTCAGTGAACTTTCCTTTGAAGCAAAGTTCTTGAACATTGCAGCAGTACGCAAACATAACAATGATGATACTTGGCGTACAGATTATACGCTTTCTTTCCTTTGTGACCCGGACAAGGACACAATCAAGAAGCTCGTATATTATGTAAATCGAAAGGAAGTCAACCCGATGACCGGCAAGAAAGAAGTCGTGGCCTATCCGACTGTACTTAATCCAGTCGAAGACCAGGGAAATCTTGAACCGTCCGAACCGAATGATCAGGCTGAAAAAGATCAAGAATGGCGCGCAGAATAAATAATGGAAAGGAACACTAATGTTTGATTCGCAAAAGCTTTCGTTTGAAAAATTTATTTTAGGCTACAAACATGGCATTTACGTTTTTACGGAAGATACATGCCATATTTGTAAGGAATATAAAGACAGTATTTCGTTTATTAACAATGCTAATTTATATTTTGTCGAAGTAAGTTTGGAAACCGAGAAAAAGCTTATCGAACAAATGTTAGGCCGTTCTGTTTTTCCATTGACTGCATGTTTTAAAGATAATAAGCTTAGTTATGTAAAGGCTGGACAATTATTTGAAACTCAGCTTCAAGGCATTTTTGCCGACCTTAAAAAGTTTGGCGATAAACCCCTGTCACCTGATGAAATTCAAAAACGTCTAAAGAAAGAAGAAACAAAATGTCTATTGACATATTATGTTTTTTCCAACAGTATTACAGCAGATGAACGTAGACAGGTTATAGAAAAAGCGATAAAATACAATGAACTTCCAATAGATGTAGATTCTATGCCAGAAAATTTAACATTGGAAGATAGATTTCATCTGCTTGAATATACGCTATCATTAGCTAAGCTTGTTATTTTTAAGTCATCGAAGTCACAGCTGTTTTCTAGTCTTGGTCAAAAAATTATTATAGAATATAATTCAGCGCACGGTACAGAAACTAAGTTTGATATTAGAAATATTAGTGACATTTTAGGGCAATCAAATGATAGAGATAATTCCAATTAAGGAACGCGTAGAAGAAAAAACCGTAGATACGGAAAAAGTTTTTTATATTGACAACTCGCACGGCACTTCAATGACAGAAAAATATAATTATGCCATTGAAAATATTATATTAAAATCAGATGATCCTATTGTCTGTTTCCGTCATTACGATACTTTTATCTGTACGCCAAATGATGTATGTGATTATAAGCTCGAAAAATTGTTTGAAAAGCATACAGTCGGTGTCGCAGGTGTCATAGGGACAATCGCTTTAGATAGAACATGTTGTTGGTGGCATGGTGTATTGAATGCCGGCGGAAGACAGAATTTTGGCAGTGGTTCTATTATTCAAGGTGGACTTAACGAGATGTGTCAAGTTATTGAATATCCGATGAATGACCATCCTGGCGTTCATGATTATCTTGCTACAGTCGATGGTTGTTGTTTGTTTTTCCCAAAATGGATTTTTGAAGAAGGCCTTAGATTTGATGAAAATCTGAAAGATTATCATTTTTATGATTCGGATATTTCTTTACAGGTTCTCGAACGCGGATATAAAGTATCGACTATCGATATTAAGATAAAGCATTATAGTCAGGGCGTGCCGCCTAAACAATTTGAAGACTTGCGCAAGGTATTTTTTGCAAAGTGGGATAAAAAAGTAGAAGGCCAATGGCCGATTTCTAGGCTAAGTAAATTTAAAAAGGATTGACTATGAATAGAATTATCGACACGTTTCTAAAAGATTCTTCTTTTAATATGTTAAAACAAGCGGAAAATTACTATATTTTTAACGATAATACGAATAATCGAAAATTAAAGATTTCCGTAATTACTGACGATAAAGTTTCTATTGAATTCAGGGATAATTTCGATGGCTGAAAAAAAGAAAAATCCGTTATTTGAAACATTAAACTACATTTGTAATAAGCAATATACATGGGAAGAACTCCCTGAAGACAATAAAAAAACCTATAGTCAATTTATGATTAATAGGTTTTTAAGTAGTTATGAATATCTTTTGCCTATTCTTTGTGAATTAACATCAGTTAAATATACCGACGAGCAACATTACAGAATTTTATATGCGTTCGTAAAAAGAACCAAACATTATTTCAATTATGACGCCTATAAGATTGAGAATAAAATCGATCCGGATTTATTGCTTGCGATAAAGAAAGAATATAAAATTGGAAACAGGGAAGCAAAAAGATACAACGAAGTATTGACAGAACCTCAACGTGATTACATTAGAAAACGTTGGGCTGATTATATTGCTTATGTAAAATCCAAATAAAAAACCGGTTATTTAACCGGCTTTATTTTTATATTAAATTAAATTAACTTAACCTTCCAAAGAATTATAGAATACGATAATTGCAGCAGCGAGCTCAAGAACACCATAGTCACGGCTTGTGTAGTTTTTGATGTATTTATTAAATGCTTTCGGTGAGCACTTGGAACTATTGTTTACGATAGACTCAGACCTATCAATCGAACCGTCTTTAGATTCAATCGTTTTGATAATCTGTTCACATGCTCCATGAATAGTCTGTTCCCAAGACTGAATTTGGTCAATAGCATCATTCATATGCTTAGTCTGATCCATATTATCGTCGAATGCGTTTTTAATAGTTAAAATCAATGACGTTGCTATTTCAAGTTGCGGTTTAATCGCGTCACGGATTTCGCTTCTAATATTTTTTGGTTGGTTTTTAGGGTCGTAGCTATCTAAATCAACATCTTCTACAACGATTTTATAATCGTCGTTGTATTTTGCGAGATTTTCTACAATTTTGTTAAATTCTTCCTGTATCATACTCAATCCTTTTATATATTTATATTATTTCTTTGACATGATATAGTTGTAAATTTCGTTAATAAGCATATCTGACGAAACTTTAGGCAACTGATAACTTTCAGTTTTAGGCGGTTCTTCTTCTTTCTCGGATAACGCATTTGCTATTATGGCACAACTTGCCACAATCGCACAAATATCGCTCGTATGATTTTCAGAATTTTTATCATTGACACTTTTAATTATATCTATTGCCTTGCTGCAATTCAGATTGTTTTTGCTCTTTGAAAGTTCTTCGGCAATTTTCGAAGCGATACCTAAAATATTATTTTCACCAAATATCTTTTTAGCAAACTGTTGTTCCAGTTCGCTAAAATCCTTTACCTTAGATATATCATACTTGTCAGAGTGTATATCTGTCGGCAATAAATCATTGAAATTAATAGGTTTCTTGTCAATTCGTAATTTCAAATCTTTAATCGGTTCTGCTAAATCGCTCATTGATTACCTACTTGGTTATTTTGTTTCTTCTTGTCTTCTTCAACTCGGTTGTTTAAATCAACCATTGCCCTTTTTGCTGCTGAAATTGTAAGCCATAAGCCTTTCAAAAATGAAGAATTTTCAATACTATCCGAAATTTCATCAACTGTATCATTGTTATTGTATGCAGCTTTAAGCACCTTGATTATTTCTCTTTCATAATCATGCGCATTATCTATTATTCCCTGATAATTTTTGAACCACTTGTCATTCTGCCCGCTATATGCGATATTGTTCAACTGATGAACAACCTTAGTAAATAAGAAACTATTCGGTCCAGCAAGTTCCTGCAGTTTCTTTAAGCTGGCTTCATGATTAGTGGATGACTCGTCTTTCTTTTCAGTTTCCTGACTGTTATCTTTGTTATATGTTTCAATAGCGCCAGGAATATTTTCAGCCTCGACATTGGCATCGCCAGTATTACTGTATATACCGACAATACCGTTTTCAATCGGCATTACATTGACTTGTTTTAAGACGTCTGTAAGGTTTCCAAATACTTTTTTCAGATGCTGTTTTGCTTCTTGTTCTTTATCAGTCTTGGCAAGTTCTTTGAATCTGTTGATATTAAGACTGTCACCTCTTTCCGCCATGACTTCATAGACTTTGCATAATGCCTTGCCAGCACCGTTAGTAAGCCAATCTAAATTACCGTTGCCTGACTTATGATTTATTTCTCTATTTGATTTATCAGAATTATTATTAGAATTAGTAGAATTAGCGCCTTCATTATTCTTCTCCGTATTAGATGGCTGGTCGCCATCATCATGTTCACTATCTTCTTCTGGACCATCGTTTTCAAATAAGCTTAGCTTGATTTTTGTATCAAATGTAAGCTTGTCATCGATTACCTTCAGTTTAAATTCAGGCTTATATGAATTATTCTGTTGCGGCTTATCTTCATTATCGTTGCTATTGCTCAAACGGGATGCCGTATCTTTTGCACGTACTTCATCGAATAATACATCTCTTAAAAATTTATAGGTTTCTTGAATATCAGGTATAGTTCTGATACTTGCCTTATAATCGTCCAATATCGCAATATAGTTATTAATAGCAAGCTGACCGGCTCTTGCTTTCTTCGCCTTGAGTTGTTCTAATTCCTCTTTAAGCTTATCGATATTTTTTTCTTCATTTTCGACATCAGCCTCGTTCATGAAATTCTTTAAACTGAGCGGTTTAGCGCTTTCTTGTTTAGGCTGCTGTTCATTATTCTGTTTTTTATCCTGGCTTCCAGCATTATTAATCTGTCTTTCGACTGCATTTATCTGTTCTTGCTGTTTAGCCTGTGTATCTTCAGACCATTTCTGATATATTTGCTCTTCCTCGTCATACATTTTAAGCGAAGAAAGAAGATTATTTACATAAATCTGTATCAACGGAACATTGTTATTCCCATTTTCGGTATTGAATGTGCACTGTTCCATATTGATTGTTCCAATCTTGCCATATGCGAGAATCTTATATATCTGGCTTAATGAACACATGACGCCGACATAAGCGACAGCCATCGCCTCTTTTTCATCTTTTCCTCGATATTCCTTGATTAGCTTATTGAAATCTTCAGGTGTAGTATTTTTAAAGGCATGCTTTAATTGGTTATAACCACCGCCCATTCTATCGCAGATATCTTGATAGAACTTTCCGCCCTTTTCCATAGCGTCAAATAATCCAAGAACAATCTTGGCGCCACAGTTGAATATCGTCCATTTTTGATTTTTAATATCGCCTACAATCTTATTTAAAGTCTCGCTATTCCTGATAAATGCGTTAGGACCGCCAAGGCCCCATGCTTTACCATGACGTCTTTCAACTTTTTTCGTAATCGGGTTTACTATTTCTTTTGTATTGACGTCTCTCTCAAGCCTTTGATATTCCTGTACACCTCTATCAAAGGCAGCAGTCAATTTTTCATGCCAAATATTATACTGCTTAGGAAATTTTTCTGCTACGTTTTTAGCTTGTCTAAGTGCAATTCGTATATCTTGAGAGAAGTCTTCAATACGTTTAGGCAATTCGATAAAGTGACCGTTGTTATTTCCGTCTTGCAGGTTTTCTTCAGCAACTTCGAGCAAATAATTTATAACATAACTTGAACGTGTAGTATAAGATTCATTTGCTTCAGCTTCGATTTCACCATTGTCACTAGTACCAGCCTGCTTAATCGAGTTAATTACGTTCTTAGCGGCGTCAATCTTTAACTTAGGTTCAATCGTTACAAACTGCATCAAGAAACTGTCATTTTCACGATTCTGTTCTGGAGCCGCACCGAATACGCCCTGCAAAATTTCTTGAAACTTAGCTGAATCGATTTTCGTATCAGTATCTGTTAAACGGCTAACGCATTTGCCCGCATAAAATACCATTGCCTGGCCGAGTGTTTCATACTGACTTTCTGAAGCGACGACGCCTTTTTCAGCATACTTGGTATCTTTAGTAACACGACCCGGATTTACGACTTTCGGCAAGAAGTATGTTTCAATATATGATTTCCTTGCAGCGTCATTAAGATTTTCCAAACCGTCTTCGATAAGCTTTGACCATTCAGTTGGTTTCTGGCTAATGATTGCGTCTCTGATTCGTCTAAAATCATCAGTCGGCTGTTTAGAACTGCCTTCGTTATAGTTAACGGAAGTTTCACCATGCTCGTTTTCAGTGTCGATAATATAGAAGAATTTTAAATGCTTACCGGAACTAGGCGGAGAGATGCGCTTTAAAAATTTCTTCATCGCATCTTTATTATTATAAATATCCTTAATATCAGAAAGAATGGTATTTATGTTTACCTGTACTTCTTTTTTCTGCTTTTTGCCTGCTTCAGTTATGAAATCTTTTAATGACATTGTTATACTCCACAAATCGGTGTCATCTTCTTTGAATAATATCTAAATTTATTTTGCCCATTGGTCATGCTGTTGAACATGTCTGACGCGGCGTCTATTATTAAATGGTCACACAGCAAGAATACATGCGGAATATAATAATAAAAAGCCTTATCTTCTTTTGACAATGACTCTACATAAGCTTCAAGCGAATCCTGATACGTATCGCCGAATTTTTTCTCTATAGTATCAAGTTCTTCTTCCGTGAAGTCATTTTCGTCAAGCCAGCCTTTGATAGTGTCGACTTTATAAAGGCCTGAAATTATTTTGGACGGAAATCCAGACATCGTAAGCTCATTACGCAATTCATTATTTATTTCTATACAATTATCGCGAATCATTGGCAAATCAGGCATATAGTGACTGAATTCTCGCCAAATCATTAACGCTAACTGCTTATTATCTTCTGGATTTACTATAATATTATTCATTTATATATTTATAATGTTGTTTTTGCCATATAAAAATAAAAACCAGCAAAATCCGCTGGTTTCTATATTCATAAAGGACCAAATTTAATTGTTAGTCTTCATCATCATCGTCGTCAGTGATATTATCTAACGATACGTAGCCGTCATCATCATTATAGCCGAGGTCTTCAACATTGTCTAATGCGTCGTCCATCGCGGTAATGTCTTCGCCTTCAGTTTCTGGTTCTTCTGTAGGACCTTCACCGTCAAGTAAATCAGAAATACCGTCAATATCAGCGTCTTCATCGCCTTCCTTAGTATCGAAGTCTTCCGTGTCAGGAACAGAATCGATAATATTAAGACGTGCGCCGCAACATGGACATACCGGATTAGAAAGATCGAGGTCAAATGTTTCGTCGTCGTCTGCCTTAGGAGTCTTGTCGCTGAGAGCATCAATCTTGTCTTCGATAACGTCTAAACGAGAATAAATGTCCTGGTCTTCCGGATCAACTTCATCTTCTTTGGTTTCTTCCGTGGCGTCAAGGTCAGTCAATTCGCCGTCGTCTTCTTCAGTGTCATCAACTGGGTCAGCTAAGTCGCTATTATCTACTTCGCCATCTTCGTCTGCGGTATATTCGGAATCGTCTTCAGTTTCGTCAGTTTCATCGCTAGCGGTTTCTGTAGCTTCTTCTTTTGCATCTTCATAAATTGAATATGTTTCGTCCAATAACCAGCTAGCTGCGTCAAAAATATCGTATTTCTTAGCCATAGTATTAAGTCCTTTATTTTATATTATTTATATCGAAAAATTCAAAATTTACGTTTTGCCCTGACAGCTTAATCCGTACATTCGTAATGCCTGGAATAATTCAGTTTCGATATAGAATGGTGAAACCTCAATGCCTTTTGTCTTTACCATGTTCGCAATAGCATTAGCTTTCATTTTTACAATCTTTTTTAGTTCCTTGGTCACATATAAAAATCGTTCGCCATAATCGTTTATGATATTGCCCATTGAATCCGTTTCAGGCTCATTAGTATCGAGTTCATCTTCGAATATTGACCTTGCCTCATCTTCAATTACGCCCAATAAATAGTCTGCGAGCTTGTTTTCATTAAGCATAGATTCATTGACTTTAATAATATCGTCGTCCGTATATTCTTTCTTTGTAGAATCTACAAGATTTAGCTTTTTGCCGCAGCATGGGCATACAAGATTATCTGTCTTGATGTCATAACTGTCACCAGGAACATTATTATCTTCAAATAGATTTTGATAATATCTATAATAATTATTCATATCTTATTTATAACAGCTTGCTCCATATGTCATAATGGAATGTCAGCTTACATGTCAACTTGGAATCACTTGCATAATCAAGACCTTCATTAAAGGCAAAATTAGTTATTACACAATTCTTGTATTCATACTGTGCATTTACCAGAGGATATGGATTAGAGCCGTTCTGGTCAAGCGATAAGCCTATTTTATTCTTTATATTGACTATAATTTTATCAAAGCGCCAGACTCTTCCTAGCTTAGAATCGTTGTCTTTCGGACCGCTAAATTCCGGATGATAACCAATTATATCAGAACCGACCTTTCTAAATCTTGAAGAAAGCTGTGTAATGCTGTCAATATCGCTATTTTCCGCGTCTTCGCCACGAACGTCGAACGTTATATCGCAGTCGCCGCCATAAGTTCTTATAATCGGGTACGAACGCTCTGAGCCAAAATATTTCCTGGTTACAATTTCTGTCTTATACGACGGAAGCGTGACACTGGTAGCAATTAATGTTCCGTTAGTAACAGCGCATGCCAAAGCATTATTGTCCGTGGTAGGATCATCGCTCATGAACTGTACATCGAATAACCATGTAGCTTGTGGGTCAGCTAAATGATGGAAATTATTATTCGTAAAAATAGTATATTGTCCTGGTCTAACGTATGCCATTATTAGCTTCCTCTATTAAATTTCATATAATCGTATGTAAAATGAACGCTTCGAGTGATATCTTCGGTGCTATTATATGACAACTGTATTTCGTCCAGCGAGATTATCTTACATCCGTAAAAATTATAAGTTACTTCAGGCTCAGTGGCTTCCAAATCACTGTTCTTATAGACCTGTACTGTTATTATATTCTGGTCAATCGCGTAATCTTTACCCTTGCTATTGTATGTCATCGCATCAGATTCGGTAGATGTCGGGTAATCCTGGTTCATGTTATAGTTTTCATATATAGATTCTATAATTTTAGTTACCGTATAGTTTTCATCTTCGTTGAACTTTATAGAAATTTCGCCTGCTGTATTAGCTCTTGTAAACTTCTTGAATTCTACGCCACCGTAATATACAGAGACATATTGCGATTCGCGCTTGCCAACATTTATGTCGACAACCGCCTTATTTAATATTTCTGCGCCTTTTACATCAACGCCTTTAAAGCTATTGAATGATATTTTATAAGTCCATGCAATAGCAGGCGGTGTTTCATAAAATGAATTTTGCCAAATTGAATCCATATACTATTTATAGTTTTTGTTTACGCTATAAATAATACATGAGTGATGTAATTGACGATAATTTAATGCCTATGCGTGATCCTATAATGCCGCCGACCGGTTCAAGGTCACGATTGAAACCGCCTCCTCCGGGCTATGAACCAGGCACATTTCCGCCAGGACCGCCTCCTCCGCCGGGTCCGTTTCCACCGGGTCCGCCAAGGCCAAAACCGCCTGTTCCACCTCCGCCGCCGAACAATTGCGACCCTGTACTCGAATCTACGATGATACAGAATATGGCGCAAATGCGTAACTATATAAAGTTAATGCTCGGCGCTCCTGTAATCTGTATTGAAATCAGTGACGAACAATTAAATTACATCATCGCCGACATGATTCGATATGTGCAGAGATATTATGCGCGACAGGGTAACTATCGTGACTATCTTGTAATGGAATTGCAACCTGGCAGGACGCATTATAAGATTTGCCAAGAACTTGAAGAAGTTATCGATTTCCAGACCGCAAACTGGATTGGCGATATCAATGAACTCTTCACATTGCCGCATAATGCATTGTATGATTCCGTCATGAGTATGAATACTTCCAGTATATTCCGTGGCGCATGCTATGGAAACTCTGCAGGTTTCGG